GAGAATGTTATTGCCAACTGAGGCAACATTAGTATAGTAATTAGTCATTCATACATTATATCAGATTTTAGGAATGGCTGAGGCAATTTGAATACCACTACCGAAAATTTGATTGTATTGATTTTCTAACTCTCTTACAGGTGTTGATGTGATTAAAACATCGGAAACATTAATTTTGAATCCTGTTTTGAATTCATCTGCGTATTCTAAGAATGGTGAAAATGCAACACTACCTGGATCCGTTGCCGACCTTGGTGGTACAGACACCACTTGAACAGGTTGTTTTACGGTAATGAAAGATTCTTTTGTTGATTCTGTTACATCACCCATGATGGTGTGGTTAGTCTTGAATGTTACTAGTTTTATCGTCATATTGTTTAATCTCTAATACCGATTCAATCGGTTGGTTAATAGCAAATTCGGTAGCCTCTTTGAGGTTAGGAAACTCTCTTGCAGCCACAGCTGTGCTACCATTGATGTAAAAATAAACTCTATACATTTACTTTCTCACTTGGATGAAATACTGCTAGTGTTACCCAGCGTTTCGGAAATAACATTTCACGACCACGATAGTCGTTCATGTCGGCGGTTGGGTCTTGAATAAGACCAACGAGTTCAACCATGTTGTCAAACTCACGGAGAAACAAGTCATACTTGTCGGCTCGTGGCAATTTATTATCAATTGCCAACTTCTTCGCTACTTCACGGATATTCATTTTGATACCTTGTTTAATTCAGATTGATAGGTTCTTTGTCGTAACTCGGAAGAACTAAACCGATGGGTGCGTGAATTGTAATGTGTGCGAATACCACGATTATCACAAATATCACGGCCTGTTAGATGTCTTTCCTTATATTCTTCACCACAAATACGCATAGTGATAGGTAAGAACATCAATAAATCTTCCAGGTCTTTCTCTGTATCATAGACAATAATTTCATCTACGAATTTTACGGCCGATAATTGAACATATCGTTCAACAATGGATTGGACTGGTTTGTTTTTAACTTCAGGTCGGTCAATTGTTGGGTCTGTTTGTAGACCGACAATTAAATAATCACAAATCTGTTTACATTCAGCAAGCATAAGAATATGCCCAGCGTGTAACAAGTCAAAGGTCGAGCAGGTAAATGCAACTGGTCTACCTACCATCTCATCAGGTAATACTAACATAATTACTGTCCTATTTTCAATCGTTCTATCAATGCCTGAATTTCATCTCTTAGCTGAGTGTTAGAATTAGGCAATCTAACTTTAATTCTGCGGAGGAACTGTATCAGTTCCCTGTTGTCCATGTTTATCTGTATCATTTATACTTATGTTCTTAATAAAGATTTTTCCATCTTTTTCTTCGTATTTTAAATTATCGCCTACTTTCCAACCCAATTCTTCCATAAGTTCATCAGGCATTTCAACGATAGCATCACCATTCTCACAAATCTCCAAAACTTTACTTGTATAGGTTTTCATATCTGTTTCACTTCAATGTTACACTCTTTTAAAAAATCCACACCAGAGGTATCTCGATATGAACTACGATAATATACACTATTGATACCGGCTTGATACATCATTTTAGCACAATCTAAACAAGGTGCATGAGTTACAAACACCGATGCACCTTCACTAGAATTGGTACTACGAGCAATCTTTGCGAGAGCATTACTCTCAGCATGAAGCACTTCTGGTCTTGTTACTAATGAATAGGCAGAACCATCTTCATCTAAGTATTGCCACTTAGAGTCGATATTGGTGTAAGACCTTTTCTCACAATCATTATCCCAACCACTTGGCATACCATTATAACCAATACCAATGATTGTATTATCTTTAACAACAACACAACCAACTTGTAATCTTCTTGCATAGGACAGCTGAGAATAAACTTCAGCCGCCTTCATGTGAGCATTAAGAAACTTTGGCTTCATTCTTTGGTTTAGAAATCTTCGCCAATTTAGCTTTAATCTCTGCAACTTCAGCATCAATCATCATACGCTTATAATGGTTTCTATCACCAGCATTAGCCATAGTTGCCATTATACGCTTCGTTGATTTAGTCAACTTGAATGTTCCGTTTGTTTTTACCATTATATCTCCAAATACTTCAGTTTAAAATTATCTGCAATCGTTTCATAGTCAGCATAACCACGAGGATTGCAAACTACTCTGGTACTACCAATCATATAATCAAATTCTTCATGTGTATGACCATGAGTCCACAGTTTAATCTGTGGTCTTTCCAAAATGAAATCAATCAAATCAGAATGATAGCCACCATTCATCAATTTATCATGTGCATATTTTGGATGAATACTAAAAGGACTTGGTGTGTGATGACCAACCACAACAAACTTCTTATCATGGTTACCTTCTGTTATAATACGGATGTAATCTAGCATCTTACGATGGTCTACAACAGCATCTTCGGGACAAAAACGAGAAGGACTTTCTTTGTGTTTAAATCCATTAGGAATCAAATTACCTTTTTCATCCTGCATATACTTACCACCATTTTTACCATCTTCTGTATAGAGTGGATTTTCTTGGTAGATTGGAACTTTACGAGATACCATACGATTAGAATTGTCAACACAACGGAAGTCATTCATTCGTTGTTGAATGTGGAACAATGTCAAAGGGTCTTCCTTATTCATATCAGTCCACAAAGTACCACCAATGAATGTTACTTCATCATGTAAAGTCCACACTTCTTTGTCCAAGATTTGCAAATTAGGCAAATACTTCAACATCTTCTTCAAATGTGGAATTGTATCTTTGAAATCACCATGATAGTGTTCGTGGTTACCCACAATATAAATCACATGAGGAAAGTTGTTGCAACAATTATAAAAGAAATCATGGATACGCCGACTCTTTTCAGAGCCTTTACCTGCATGACCATATTTCAGGTCAGGACTATCCACTTCTAATAAATCTTTAGCAACACAAATATCACCAGAAAGAATAAGAACATCCGCACCCTCATCGTTAGTGAGTGTGATAGTTTTAAATTCAAGGTGAAGGTCAGAACATACAGCTATTTTCATAATACAACCATTATAACATAGAGAATGGAAAAGTGTGGCAATAATACCACACTTACCGTGATTTGCTAGTTACGGGCTCTAGCGCTACCCTATCGTTGTAGCCGTTTTATCCACGATTCGCAACTTAGCGGTCCTAAGGTGAATTCTTAATACAATGAATCTGGTTTCTTACCAATATTATATTTTGTTACCAATTCCCATTCGTGTTTCTCTTTGAATGAAATGATTTTGATTTGATGTAGTGGTGCAATATTATCAATCATAATTTGTGGATTAATAATTGTAATTAGACCCCATTCTTCTAGTAACTTTGCAATTGCGTTTCTTCTTTGAATATCATTCTCTGAAATGTTGGCCGGTTTGCCATCGAGAGCAAACAGTTCCTTGAAATGCACAATATAATAATGGCCTTGCTTATGTAAAATATGGCAAGACTGATATAGAATTCTTTCCTTGCGTGATGACACACCAATTCGTGTTAGCGTTTCACGAACCTTTAAAAAGTCATCCTGCTCGTTGAGAGTTACTTCAACGAACTTGCTTAAATCTACCATGATGTTTATCCACCCGTATCGGTTTTTTCTTTTAGTTGTTGGATTTGTTCATCACTAAGTAGGCGTAGAGCTTCACGAGCTTTAGAATCGGATAGCCCATAGACCATCTTCACACATTCTATATCTTCACTTTTCTCAGACTTAACCCACTTTGCGAATGGTCGTTTTGCAGACCTCACAGTATTTAGTAAAAAATCGTTTTGAAGCTTCTTGTCAAGGAAATGCCTACGATTCATCTCATTGGCGTAGATTATACAATCTTTATGGTACGACAGAGACCGATTGGTCATAAATGGTACATAATCTTTCTCTGTAATCTCATCAACTATAATCTGTTTCTTGTTCTGAAGAATGGCATTTACATAGTCAAATGGATTACTCATGTCAACATCCTTATTAAGCCGACTGTATCAATAGCAGTAAGTAGAAGGTAATTAGCAACCATCCCAAAAGATTTGCGAGTATAAGCAGCCCACAGGTACAAAGCACAACCAAGAATCCAAATTGGATATAAGACCAATAGGGGCGGATTCGGAACTGTGAGAGCCATTGCGATAGAGCATCCGATACTGATAGCCCAAGCCAAGAGTTCAATAATAAAGCGTAGAGGGTGAGATTTCCAATCATCATGTATCCATTTAAAAATATTAACTAAGATATTGTTCATTTGAACTCACAATTTACCATCAACTCAACTAAACAAGCGACCGTATTAATTTCTTGGTCAGCAACAAAGGCTTGTTTGTATTGATAGTCAGCAAGAATCAAAACGGCCTGTGGTATAGATTGTGGTTTTAAAGCCTCATACAAGTTATCATACAACTTGCGGAAGAATGTCGTAGCATCCACATCGTTACTTGCAACCCATTTACGAATTGCACCAAAGTCCTTCTCTTTAATAAACTTAATGATATCATTGATTGATACATCAATAATTTGTGCCAAGATGCCAGTATCAATCTTACCAAACTGACTATATCTTTGCAACTCATTAATCACACGGCGAAAATCTGGAAAGTGTTTCTTCACCAACTCAGCAATTACCTTGTCATCATACTCTACATTTTCACTTTGAAGAACCTGTTGAATTCTCTTAAAGAACTGAGAGGCCATCTGGCTCTTTTCGTTGTTCTTTAATTGGAAATCAATAACTGCACACCGACTATGGAGTGGGTCGATGATACGATTCTTAAAGTTACAGGTGAAAATGAATGAACAGTTACCAGCAAACTCCTCAATTGCATTACGCAAAGCAGGTTGAGTTGAGTTTGGGTTTAGATAATCTGCCTCGTCAATGATGATGACCTTACGACCACCAGCAAGCGACATAGACGAAGCAAAGTTTTTGATTTTAACACGGAAGGTATCAATACCAGATTCATCTGAACCATTGATAACCATTACATCACATCCAATTTCTTCACACATGGCTTTTGCAACTGTGGTCTTACCGACACCAGCACCACCACTTAAAAGAAGATTTGGAATTTTACCTTGATTAACATACTCCTGAAACGGTGTTTTAAGCCGTTCAGGTAATATACAATCTTCGATTTTTTTAGGACGATACTTCTCTGTCCATAACAATTGTTCCATCACAATACCTCATAATATAATATAAAAATCAAAGTTGAGCTTTTAGCTCTTTAATACGCATTTGTAAAACAGAAGCAGCTGTGTTGAAATGACCTGTGCCTTCTTCTTGCGGCTTGTAATAATACCGCAAGAGAGTTTCCATTTCAGTTTCTAATACAGCAATGTATTCTTCTTTTGTAAGGTCAAAGGTTTGCATATTAGGCCTTTGTGAATGTGGAACCAGTTTCAGTAGAAATCCAATATTGCAACTCTACACCTTTGTGTTTGAAGTTAGAAATACCCTTAGATGAAATTTGCACATCATAGGCACCATCAAACAACTTAGCAAGATGCTCTGTCTTAAAGATGAAACGGA